CACAAAGCACCATGCCTGCATCATTTCCTGCATCACTCTATAGGTGGGCGGCGGCAACAATCTTGCGCATAGGCTAGGTCATGACTAACATGATGTCGCAGCTGTCGACCTGGTCGCAACTTCGTTGCTCCTGGTTGAACTAATATTACCCTACGGAAAAAACCTAGTAAAATCAACGGCTTATGTGTGTGACTAGCGCGGGTACGCATGGGCCACGGGGGCAGTACCAGTTACCTGTATACGAATCCGACCCGAGATTGGGATTTTTAAGCCATATACCAGTCCGCGGCCATAAGTATACGCGGCCCCCTGTCATCTGGACATAAAAAAACCCAGCAGCGCTGGGGTATATTTTCTGTACTTTTCTTTTCTTGGTATTTTTTTCTTTTTATTCGGTATTATTTGTTGTTTTTTTGTCCATAGTGCTTTTACTATTGGATTTATTCTGTTTATTTTGGTCATTTTCCTTCACCCATTTGCTTCCCCAGAAGACTACAGGGGATTTATATGCCTTTTTTCTTCTCTTTCTACCATTTTTTATGGATTTTATTATCTCGACCATAAACTCAAGGCGTTTCCTGAAAAAGAAAAAAAGGGAAAAAAGAAAAACAAGAATTTATATCACTTTTTTGACCCCTCTGTCAAGACCAAAAACGCACCTGTGCGTAATTTTTCTTGATTGACAATTAGAAGCCTTCACAAATACCTGTATTTATGGTAAAATATATGCATTATGACTAAAAAGCAACGACACGGCTCAATATTAGAGCAGTTGTGTGCGGAATACGAGGCATATGGACATTATAAAGTGCACGTACCGAGCCATCACGTATATTATGTTCGGGCAGCACTTAAAGAACGTACTGGAAAAGACTTTAGCGTTGAGGATGTTGAAAAAGCGTTGGTTGCTGAGGGCTTTCTTGAGTACGAGAGGGGCTAGATGCCCCTATCCTGCCAGCCAAGCTTGATGCTGCACTTATTCCTGCGGGGTTCGCTGTAGCCGCTCAAGTCGCAGATAGGGCGGAATTTTGCCAACGTAAGTTCCGCCCTTCTTTTTTGAGGTTACTATGTTTACAGCAATGGTATTAGCTTGCGCTATCGGTAATGTGTCTCCTGCTACCTGTATTGAGGCTACTGATGAGCGTGGTCCGTATGGGACGCATGATGAATGTTATGCACGAGTGCAAGAGATGGTTGCAGCTTTAGCATACACCATGCCTGTGCCAATGCAATATAGCTTTAAGTGTAACACGTCCGAGGGCACAGCAACTTAATGGCACGCAAACCCTCTAAGATGCCACGGCGTAATAAGAAGAATTTTCGCTCCACTAAATCTGGTGCGGGGATGACGGAGGCTGGGGTTAGGGCATATCGCCGTATGAACCCAGGTTCCAAACTTAAAACAGCTGTCACCGGTAAAGTCAAGCCCGGAAGTAAAGCAGCTAAGCGCCGTAAGTCATTCTGTGCTCGTTCTGCTGGTCAGATGAAGAAGTTCCCAAAGGCGGCTAAGAATCCTAACAGCCGTCTGCGGCAAGCACGTAGGAGATGGAAGTGCTAAATCTCTTGATTGGTCCCATAGCTAATTTAGCAGGGACATGGCTGGAGGGCAAAGTTGAGAAGACTAAGGCTGAGACCGGCGCTAAGGTTGCTAAGGCGAAAGCTGAAGCGACTATTATGGAAAGAAAAGCCACCGGTGAGCTTGAGTGGGATTTGGAAATGGCTCGTGGCAGTCAGTCGTCGTGGAAAGACGAATGGCTTGTAATCCTTTTCTCAATACCGTTAATATTAGCATTCATCCCTGGGATGGAAGAAGTAGTCGCAAATGGATTTCAACAGCTGGAGCAAATGCCTGAATGGTACCAGTACAGCTTGGGCGTTATTGTTGCTGCAAGCTTTGGGGTCAGAAGTGCGACAAAGTTTTTCGGTAAAAAGTGATGGGCATTATGTGGTGCATGAGACCCTCTTCCAAGGAGCTAGAGGAAATGAATCGTGGCAGAAGTGACGATGGAAAGAATACTAAAGTGGAAGATACTTCCTCGCTTGATGATGCTTGGGATGTCCTTATCCGCTTGGCGGGTAGTGGAGTGGTTCATGACCCTACCAGACCCAACAAGCCAACAAGCGGCTCTAGTTAGTGTTGTAACTGGGGCTATGACGGGTGCGTTCGCGGTTTGGATGGGACATGAGAAGCAATGACACAAACATGGGTTCTGGTTTTAGTGACGGCGATTACGCCGTTTGAGTTTGATGTAAAGCCACTGATGCATACTGATACGATGGCACAATGCTATTTTCAGTCCACAGTGACAGAGTTTGATATGACGCAAGAGGTGAACAAAGAGCTTCTGTGCATAAGGGTAGATGAAGAAATTGATTGAGTGGTGGGAGATATGGTTGGTGGCCATGATAACAACAAACACCGTAGTTAATTGTGCAAGATGGTATTTGGACAGGAAAAGGAAAAAATAGATGTCAATGTTTAAAATGGAAAACACTGGCAATCATCCTTGGAAAGACATTATGAAATATAACACATCGCATTTTCTAGATAAGTTGATTGAGCATGAAGGTCTTGTACTCACCGTGTACAAAGATAGCCTCGGAATAGATACTATTGGTATTGGGCGTAATTTGAAAGACCGAGGCATTAGTAAGGAAGAACTTGCATACATGGATATACCGAGCATAGACGCGGTGTATGAGCATGGCATCAGTGAAGCTGATGCGCGTTATTTAGCCATGAATGACATCAAGATTGTTGAGGATGAGCTTGTACGAGTTCACAGATGCGTTGAAGATTTGGACGGCGTTCGACAGTTGATACTGATGGACATGGCATTCAATATGGGCGTGCCACGCCTTTGTAAATTTAAGAAGATGTGGAATGCAATATACGAAGGTAATTACGAAGTTGCGAGCCTCGAAATGATGGACTCGCGTTGGGCACGACAGGTTGGACGCCGCGCTAAGAAACTGTCGGATGCAATGAAGGCAGGGGAATTCTAATGTCAAAGGATAAACGCAGTCCAGGCAGGGGCGCTACAGCACCTGTTCCTACTCCAAGGCAGGATGTACAGAGTGCTAGGGACAGTAGGACCAGCAGAATGCGCATCGCTGAAAAAGAAATTGCATCGGGAAATTTTGAAGTATTTAAGAATGCACAAGATGCTCTTGAGGCTGTTCAGCTTGTTGTGGGAAACATGAGCACTAGGTATGACAAAATTCCTAGTGTTTTGAAAACAGGTAAAGTAACAGTTGCCGATGTGCGTAAAATGAATGCGCCTAAAGAGCGACAAAGTGGTGGCACCGACATTAAAATCAAAGATATTCCTGCAGACCTCATGCAGAAATACCGTGAAAACTTTGTCGACAAGAATCGAGATGAGACCATGTCTTTGACCCAGTACATACAAAGCGGTCGTGCTGCGCGAGATTTGAAAGCCGAAGGAAAGAAGAAGGGTGGTATGAAAGCTGGTAAAAAACATATTATGGCCCTGCCTACTAATGTTCCGCGTTTACAGGCCGGTGCCATCCTTGGCGACTTGGATAAGGATGGTAAGCTATCTGGGTATGAAAAGGTAAGACAAGCCGCTATCGAAAAGAATATGGCTGCTCGGAAGAAAAATAAAAGTGGTCGCCAAACTTAGCACCATACGGCGCAAGATACGTAGCGGCGAGAAGATGGGCTTCTCCGAGCGAGCGCGTGCTGTATCAAAGGGATTAATACCAAGTGCCGCTAAAAAGAGGAAAAAGTCAAAAAACCGTAAGCGCAAACATTCGCAAGCTTAAAAGGGAGGGACGTCCCCATAAGCAAGCGATAGCCATAGCGTTGTCAAGGGCTGGTAAATCGAATGCGAAGAATACCAAGAAAAAAAGGTCAACCCGCAAAGTCAAAAAAGCATAGCGACCTTTATACGGATGAAAATCCAAAGGGTACGATTCACGGTCTGAAGTTTGCTACAGCAAAGGATGCGCAAGCATCTGTTCGTAAGATTCGAGCGTCAGGTCGGACACATGCTCATAAGACACAAGCGGCGATTGCTATGGAACAACGTGCTAGAGCGGCAGGTAAGACGGCCGCTGCGGCAGTTTATAGAAAATTTATCGAAGCGCAAAAAAGGAAGACACGTGCATCCCGTAGAGCGTGATATTCGCATCTGGTCAAGGGATTTTCTGGAAATACCAAACGCAAAGTTGAACGGTCTTCCTCCTTGTCCTTACGCCCGAAAAGCTTGGGCAGATGATAAAGTTATATTTAGCATCAACACCGGCATGAACGGACTGTTGGATGCGATTCGTAAGTTTGATGGCCACGACTACGACATCGTAGTTTGGGCCGATGAAGATTTACCGGACATGGAATACCTTGATGGTCTGTGTGACGGTATCAATGAGTTGATGTCAATAGCCGGTATTGATTTGCACCTTATGGTGTTTCATCCCGACTATGATGCAACAGAGGCTGGTCTTGATTTCCTTGTCGATGATGACGTGACAGATGACAGCCTGTCCTACTGCATGGTCTTTGTTCAGAAACTTTCTAAACTGGATGATGCAGCTTTATATCTGGAGAAGTCTAATTACTACGAGCACTTCCCAGAGGATGTATATGAAGCCTTAGTTCTTGACAGAAGGAGATTAAGAAATGGCAATGCATGGAAAAGCCAAAATGGCAAAGAAGAAGCGCGGCGGAATGGCCAAGAAAATGCGCGGTGGCGGAATGGCCAAGAAGATGCGTGGCGGCGGCATGAAGAAGATGATGGGCGGCGGCATGGCCAAAACGGCTAGGAAGCGTATGCGCGGCGGTATGAACAAGAAGAAGTAAATGCCGTATGTCGATGATTCAGCGATTCATGGACTCGGTGTCTTCGCGGATAAGGACTATGCTCAAGGCGATACGATTGAGCTATGTCCTTATCTGGTTGCAGATTACGACGACGTGGGAGATGAGTGTGTCCTCCATGACTACATGTTTCACACACCTTATGAAGATACCGAAGAGTATTACATCCCACTTGGTCTTGCTATGGTCTATAACCACAGCGCAAGTCCAAACGCTGAGTGGGACATGGAAGACGAAGATGACCGCTATATTCGGTTTTTTGCGCTCAAAGAAATAAAAAAGGGCGAAGAAATACTACACGATTACGGCGAGCAATATTGGGACAGTAGGAATCATGGCCAAAAAGAAAACTAAATCTAAATCCAAGAAGCCAACGCCAACAAAACCGGCGCTGTGGTCTAAGGCTAAGTCTGAGGCTAAACGTAAGTTCAAGGTATACCCATCAGCTTACGCGAACGCTTTCGCGGCGAAGCGATACAAAGCAATGGGCGGCGGCTGGCGATAATGAAACATGTCTTCCTCCTGTTCGTGTTTCTGGGGGTGGGGGAGGACAAAAGGCTGGTCAGTAGCGACTTGTACTTCGCAGACCTTAATGATTGCGTATGGTACGCACAAAAACTCCACAAGCAGGGGAGCTTGGTAACATCATATTGTTTGCCAAAATTAGTAGATGAAAATGTACGAGTGTATTGATGTTAGCCGAATTAGCCGCAGCCAACGCTGCCTTCTCAGTTATAAAGACAGCTGTCCAGAACGGCGGTGATATAGCTAAAGCAGGAAGCGCTATCGCTAAGTTTGTAGGTGCTAAAGAGGACTTACAAAAGAAATCAAGCAGGAAAGGCGGAGGGTCAGACCTAGAAGAATTCATGGCCCTTGAACAGATTCGCGAAAAAGAGGAACAACTAAAGCAGATTATGATTTACGCGGGTCGCCCAGGGCTATGGGGAGACTGGCAGAGATTCCAAGCGAAAGCTAGGGTTGAGCGAAGAGAGGCAGAGCAAGCTGCCATACGTAAACGCAGACAGATTCTTGAAGTTGGCCTAATCATGTTTTTACTTATCATAGGTCTGGTTGTTTTAGCTTGCATCGTTGCTCTCGCGCTACATGCACAAGGAAGACTTTAATGGCTTATCAAGGAGGATTGCGTAAGTGGTTCAAAGAAGACTGGCGGGACGTCTCCACGGGGAAAAAGTGTGGGCGTAAATCATCTTCAAAATCAAAGAGAAAATATCCAGCGTGTCGCCCGAAGGCGGTCGCAGACAGGATGTCGAAAGGACAGAAAGCTTCAGCCGTCCGCCGAAAACGCAAAGCCGGAAATCCTGGAGGAAAACCTACCTCTATTCGATGGTCCGTTTCACCCACTGGACGTAAACAAAAGACCAAACGGAAAAAGTCAAAAGCATGACGCGTAAACGTAATTACCGACAAGAATATGACAGGTATCATGCCCGTCCTAAGCAGAAGAAGCGTCGCGCTTCACGTAACGCTGCACGCGCTATTATGGCTAAGCGAGGCAAGGTGACAAAGGGCGACAAGAAAGATGTGCATCATACCTCTGGTAACCCTATGAATAACAAGAGATTAGCAGTTAAGTCCCGTAACAAAAACCGTTCATTTGCGCGAACAAAGACGGGAAGAAAGAGAAATCCACGTGCCTAAACAATTGACAGAGTTGCAATCTAAGTTCTTGGATGTGTTGTTTACTGAGGCCAAGGGTAATTATTCTAAGGCGATGCGCCTTGCTGGTTACTCAGAGAATAGCAACCCATACGCTATTATTCAAGCGTTACGCACTGAGATTATAGAACGTGCTGAGTTGGAGATGGCAGCTAATGCACCGAAGGCAGTGCTGTCTATGGTAGGTGTTATTGATGACCCTGCGGCCATTGGCAACCGTGAGCGTCTCGCTGCATCCCAGCAAGTGCTTGACAGAGTTGGACTTTCCAAGGTAGAAAAGCTGAACGTATCGGCAGAAAAGCCGATGGGACTATTTATTTTACCGGCAAAGAATGATGACGACAGTATCGCAGAGACTGAATCCGAGTAATAGATACGTACGATTAAATGGGCCACGTGTTCCTTGGGGATATAAGAAAAGCGAACACGACCCACAACTTCTAGAGCCAGTTGAAGAACAGCTTGAGGCTCTAGAACAGGGGCTGGAATACCTGAAGATGTCTTCCTACCCCGAAGTCGCTAGATGGCTGACGGACTACACAGGACGGCGCATTACGCCGATGGGACTGTGGAAACGTATTAAGACTGACGAAAGCGATAGACGCGAGTATGTTAAACAAAAACGCCGTGCCGCCGAGGCCGCGTCCCAAGGCAACATCCAAGCCCAAAACTAAAGAACAAAGGGCGAAAGAAAAGCTCCGTCGCGAGAAGCAGTCTGCTCGTATGCAGCTTAACCTTGCTCAGAAGAAGCTAAATAAGTTAGCGAAGGCTGAGCAGGAGAAAGAAGATGACATCGCGCTGGTGGGTTCTGGTGCGTTTCAACCTGTAGAAGAGCAAGCCGATGAAGTGCTGTTTAAGCCTAACGAAGGGCCGCAGACTGATTTCCTAGCTTCTTCTGAGCGCGAAGTCCTATATGGCGGCGCAGCAGGTGGTGGCAAAAGTTTTGCCCTTATCGTTGACCCGCTACGATATTGTAACAATCAGAATTTTAACGCGCTTATTCTACGTCGCACAAACGACGAACTGCGCGAACTAATACATAAAAGTCAGGAGATGTACCCTAAAGCATATCCCGGCGCTAAATGGATGGAGAAGAAAAGCCAATGGACTTTCCCATCCGGTGCTCGAATCTGGATGACATACTTGGAGCAAGATAA